GTACAGGTGAATGTAATATAAAATTAAAATGATGACACTATTAAAAGAAATATGTATTGATACTTGGAAGTTTCTAAAAAACTTCTGGTGGGGTGTAGAAGACTTTTTTGAATTTAAAGTTTGGCCAAATAGACTTGAGTGGGCAATCTTTTTGACTGCTTGTTTAACTGCTGCCAATATAATATTATTGTTTTACTTATCGTTTACGATACCGTATGAGTGTTTTGTACAATGACAACTATTTGGAAAATAAACTCTGAGAGAATAGCTAAACGCCATAACAAAACTACTTACGATAAAATAAGTTATGGTGAAGCAAAACAAATAGGTTTTAGTTACTGTGTACCTTACACAAATAAAGAAGCAATGAAAGAGTATCGTAAAGGTATGGCAAATGAATTAGAAGAAAAGTATAATCGTTATGTAAAGAAAGGTGATGTATGATGAAATTTATCATAGGTATCATAGTTGCTTTGTATCTGTGTTGGAAGTATCCCATTGAAAATGAAGTGGGTCAATACTTTAACAGTGCAGAAACATTTGCAACTGATGTGATGGATGCATATAAAGATGTCCAAGACAACAAACAAGATAATTAAGTTTCCTGAACTCAGAGAATATAAAATTGAGTTTATAGTTCCTGACATTTGTGATATGAGAGGTAACGAAGAAGGTATTCGTTTTTTCATAGAAGGAAACATAGGTACAGCTATTTTAATGGAAAGGTCATTAGAAAGAGCTAAAAATAAAATATGTAATTGTATTGAGGTAGAAGAATGGATTACGACATAGATAAAATATGGAACACAATGAAACAGCATTTCTCAAGTCCTGTTCCTAGTCCTTATATGTATCCTAAATGCTTTTGGTATTATTTACAAGTTTATAAGTTTGATAAGAATGAAGGTAGAATTAATAGATAAAATGGGAGACGACCTATCTGTCGTAAATGCAGCTAGAGTTTCCTATGCAAAAGAAAAAACAGAATTTGAAAGAACAGATGAACGACTCATTCGTTATCTAGCAGAACACAATCACTGGTCGCCTTTCGCTCACACTTTCCTTTCTTTTCGCATAAAGGCACCAGTGTTTGTTGCACGACAACTAGTCAAACATCAAATAGGATTAGTGTGGAACGAAGAGAGTCGTAGATACATATCTGATGACCCAGAGCTCTACTTCATTCGTAAGTGGAGAGAGAAACCTCAAAACAGTAAACAAGGTAGTGGTGAACAAATACTTATACCATCTGAATTACAATTAGAAGTATCAGAACATTTAAAAAAAAGTGTAAGTCTTTACAATACATTGTTATCAGAAAATGTTGCACCTGAACAAGCTCGTGCTGTGCTACCACAAACAATGTACACTAACTGGATATGGTCAGGTACACTCTATGCATTTGCAAGAGTGTGTGGTTTACGATTAGATGACCATGCACAAAAAGAAACACAAGAGATAGCTAAACAAATAGATATACATTGTCAAGATGCATTTCCTATTTCGTGGAAGTACTTGACAATAACAAACTTTGATGATATAGTAGAGAAATGAGATTAGAAAGTGATATGTTAAGAGAAGCAATCAATGATTGTGGCTCTATGATTCGTAAGTATCAAGATGACGATACCAAAAAAGACATTCGTGCTTACTGGTGGGAACAAGTTATCAAACTTACAAAAAAAAGAAAGAAAGTTCTCAAACAAGAATTTAGAGAACGCGAAGAGATACGATTGATGTGTGAATAAATAAGAGTATGAAAAATTATTCTTATTTTATGGGGCAAGATGGTTTCTCTTGGTTTGTAGGTGTCGTTGAAGATAGAGATGACCCACACCGATTAGGCCGTGTGCGAGTTCGTGCACTTGGCTATCATACCGAAGATAAAACTAAAATCCCTACAGAGAGTTTACCTTGGGCGTTGGTAATGTCACCAACGACAACACCAAGTATGAATGGTATTGGTGATACACCATCTTGGTTAGTACCAGGATGTTGGGTTGTAGGATTCTTTCGTGATGCACAACATTTACAAGAACCAATTATACTAGGAACTCTTCCTGGTAAACCATCACAAAAAAATAATAAAGAAAAAGGTTTCAATGACCCAGAGTTAAGAGAAGACTTTGGTCCTTATCCTGTTCGTACAAGTGAGTCTGATGTAAATAGATTAGGTGTACCGAGTACGACACACGGCAATAGAGAAGCAAGAGATGAGGCTGCAACTCTCAAAGTACCTTTGGCCAATACAGATACAACTTGGGATGAACAAAAAACAACTGATGAAACTGGTAGAGGTAAAACAGAAGAACGAGGCATCTCAACAGAAACAAATGAAGAGAGAGAAGAAAAGAAAAGAGTAGGTTCAGAGTATCCTTATAATCATACGAAAGAATCAGAGTCAGGTCACATAAAAGAATATGATGATACGCCGTTTGCAGAACGAGTTATGGAATATCATAGAACAGGTACATTCTACGAAATAGATGCAGACGGAAATAAAACAACAAGAATTGTAGGAAGTAATTACGAAGTAGTTGCTGGTTCAGAATTTGTAAATGTAAAAGGTGATTGTAATTTAACGATTGACTCTAACTGTAGAACTTATGTAAAAGGTAATTGGGATATACAAGTAGATGGCAATCTTACAGAAGTGATAAAGGGTAATCATACAGAAACGATTGACGGCAGTCATTCAGAAACAATTAAGAAATCTCAATCATCTTCTGTTAGTGGTGATGTATCTGAATCTTATGGTGGCGACCAAGATACGACAGCTGGTGGTGACATAAGTATTAAAGGTACAAGAATTGATTTAAATAAGGATTAGACAATGGCTAAAAAAATGCATACAATGTCTGTTTACGAACCGACATTTAAAAGAACATCAATAGGTAGAGGTAAAGTTAAAACTTCTACAATGAATAAAAGTAAAAGACGGAGTTTTAAAAAGTATCGTGGCCAAGGGTGATGGAACATATAAAGTTTTAGTTGGTGGTAAAGTTGTTACTTATACCAACTGGAATGATATACCAGATTCATTTGAAAATATGATATCATTTATACCTGATGCACCACCTATACCACATAGTGAAGAAGACCATAAATATATAGAAACATTTAACGATAAACTTCAAGAGTTAATGATGAGAGAGGAAGAGTAATGCCAGCAGTAACACGAATAGGTGACGCAGATGTCACTCATTGTTCAACACCATTTAGACTACAAGGTTCAGATAATGTTTTTGTAAACAATATAGCTGTATCAAGACAAGGTGATAATAATACAGTGCATGTATTACCAGGGTTACCTTGTCCTTCACATTCACGACCAATTGCTACAGGTTCAACTACAGTTTTTGTAAACAACAAAGGTTGTGGAAGAATAGGTGATGGTATTTCATCTTGTACTTCTGTTGCACAAGGAAGTGAGAATGTTTTTGCAGGTGGTTAGCATAACACTATAAATAAGTATAGGAGATTTTTATGCCTACTAAAGGAACTGCTAACTACGATGCTAGTATTACGAATGAAAAACGAAGTGTTCGTATATTCAAAGATTTAAATTTAAATTTTGCACCCAATCTAGTAACGAATGATGTTAGTAAACTCACAGACATAGAGGCCATAAAAAGAAGCGTAAGAAACCTGGTTCAATTAAATCATTATGAAAAACCTTTTCATCCAGAGATTGGTTCTAATATACGAGCAACATTGTTTGAGAACTTATCACCAATCACTGCAGCTTTATTATCTAGAAACATTGAAACTGTAATAAAGACTTATGAACCAAGAGTAGAATTAAGTAGTATCAAAGCAATACCTAATATAGACCGAAACGCATATGATGTCAGTATTGAATTTTTTGTTGTCAATAGTCCAGGCGAGCTTGTCACACTTGATGTACTATTAGAGAGAGTAAGATAAATGGCAACAACAGATAAACGAATTTCAGTTTCAGAATTAGACTTTGATGGTATCAAAGAAAATCTAAAAACATTTCTAAAAAATCAAAACGAATTTACAGACTATGACTTTGAAGGTTCAGGTATGAATATTCTTTTAGATGTTCTAGCATATAATACACACTATAGTGCTATGAATGTAAACTTAGCTGCTAACGAAATGTTTATAGATAGTGCAAGTTTAAGGTCATCAGTTGTTTCACATGCAAAGAGTTTAGGATACTTACCAAGAAGTGCTCGTTCACCTGTAGCTGTTGTGGATATTACGATTAACGATACTTCTGTCACAACTGCCACGATACCTCGAGGTACAAAATTTACTACTACAATAGATAATCAAAATTATAATTTCTTTACAATATCAGATTTAACTCAATCAAGAGTAAGTAATGTTTTAACTTTTACTAATGTAGATTTATATGAAGGTGATTTAATTACTACAAGGTACACAGTTGATACCACAAACATAGACCAAAAATATATTATACCTTCAACTGATGTAGATACTACAACATTAAAAGTTACAGTACAAAATTCTAGCACTGATGCTACGACAACAGTATATACATTAAATGAAGATATTACTCAAGTTACTGGTACAAGTAATGTTTACTTTTTACAAGAAGTTGATAATGGACAATATGAGGTTTACTTTGGTGATGGTGTATTAGGTAAATCATTAACAGATAGTAACATTGTAATCTTAGAATATATTGTTACTAATAGAACCGAAGGTAATGGTGCCTCTGTATTTACACCACCAGCATCAATTAGTGGTTCTAGTGATAATTCAATATTAACTGTTGATAGTGCCAAAGGTGGTTCTGAAAAAGAAAGTATAGAAAGTATTAAATTTAAAGCACCTTTAGACTATGCAAGTCAAGGTCGTGCAGTAACAGTAAATGATTATAAAGTTTTTGTACCAACTGTCTTTCCTGATGCAGAGTCAGTTCAAGTATGGGGTGGTGAAGATAATGACCCACCAACTTATGGTAAAGTTTTTATTTCTATACTTACAAAAGATAGAAACGAATTGACTAATTCTCAAAAGGCAAACATTAATGAATCATTAAAACAATACAATGTTGGTTCTATTAGAACAGAGATTACAAATCCTGAAACTATTTTTATTCGTCTTACAATTAACTTTGATTATAATTCAACAATTACAAATAGTAGTGCAGAAGATTTAGAAGCATTAGTTAACACTACAATAAATGATTATAACAATAATAATTTAAAACAATTTAACAGTAACTTTAGATATTCAGAATTATTAACTTTGATTGATGACACAGACCAATCTATAATATCAAACATTACAACAGTTCAAATGGCTAAAAATTTTACACCAACATTAGGTGAAACAACAAAGTATGAAATCAATTTTGCAAATGCTATCTATTATCCTCACGGCGGTCACGAATCAGTTATATCATCAACAGGATTTAAAATAGATGGTAACACTAATGAATTATTTTTAGACGATGCTGATGGTGCATTAAGGTCATATTATTTAGTAGGTACCACAAGAACTTATGTTGATTTAAACTTTGGTACAGTTAATTATGATTTAGGTTTAATTACAATACCATCAGCAAAAATAAATTCTATTTCTAATGTTGATGATTCTGAGTCTTCAGTTGTAAGAGTCGTTGCAGTACCTAGGTCTTCAGATATTATTCCTTTAAGAAATACAATTTTAGAAATTGATATAAACAATTCTACTATAGGTTCTAAAGTTGACACAACAGTATCCAGTTCAGGTTCAGCAGCAACATCAACATCTTCAGCTGTAACTACTGCAAGTACTTCTTCTAGATACATCACAACAGGTGCAAGTAGTAGTAGTGGTTACTAATGTCAAATATATTTGAGAAAAAATTATCTCCTATTCTTCAGGAATTTTTACCAGAGTTTGTAAGAGCAGACCATCCAAAGTTTGTTAAATTTCTAAAAGATTATTATCGTTTTCTAGAATCAGGTCAACTTGTTTTAAGTGGCACAATAAATTATGTGATTCAAGAAACAGCTTCTGTAAATTATATTAGTAGTGAAGTTGATGGTGAGAAAGTTGTATTAGAAGATTCACTTGCAAAATTTGTAGTTGGTGAAACAATCACAGGTCTTACATCTGGCGCAACTGCAACAATACTTGTA